AATTCCTCGTCGTCATACTCGCCAAAGCCTTTCAATCCCTTGCCATTCTGCAACACGGCTTTCAGTCGGCCACCGGTGCCAAATCTGCGCAATGTCTCCGCGTCAGCGGTCGCCGCAATACCCAACGTCGTGGCCGCATGGGTGATGGTACTCACGCCCATATAGCCGCCATCGTTGCAAAAATTCTTAAAGTGCAATATCTCGTCAGCGGTCACGGTCATGTAAATGTCATTCACCACGTCGTTAATGGTGTAGGTATTGATATATTCGTTATACGCCACACTTTTTGGCGAAAGCAACACAAACCTCCGGAGCCTCATCGCGCCATCGTAGTCGGGTAGGAGGTAGGCGTTTCCTTGCAACAATACCTCCGCCACCAAATACTTAAACATCGTATAGGCGTTTTGTCGCTCATTCGGGCGCACCGAAAGCAAATAATTTATCATATTTCCGTCGGCACTCTCGTCCAACTTAAAGTAATTTCGCGCCGTATCGCGTCGCATGTAACGCAAAGTCAACACGGCCGCACTCGACGAAATCAAATTGACGGCTCGATATACCGCCGCAATCTTTGTCGCCTTGCTTGCCGTGTTCACGTACTCGATATTGTTGCGCCAATCGCCGCCCTCCGCGGGGCTCTTCTTACCCGCGGAACCGGCAACGATTTCTTCGCGTTTTTTCATGTAAAATGGCCACTTCATCCCATTTAATTTTTAATTCTTAATTTGATAACCGCCACTTGTAGGGACGCGGCACGACGCGTCCGCATGGCAATTGTTAATTAGTACACCGATTTATTGGCAATTTCTCGCCACTTCTCAATCTCCACACTATTATCCACTTTTGGCGCTCCTTGTGTGTCGTCATTCAACATAATGCCGGCCGCGGTTACTTCTCGCGCGGTTACGGTTGTCTGTATATACGCGGGGTCTGCCGCAATCGTCATTTCGCCACACCAATCCACGCGATTAACGTGGCGCAACAATACGCCGTCGTCGGTCTTTTCGTAGCGGACACTATGTTGCTCATCGCTCCAATAGGTAAACGAGCTACCACCCAAATCGCCTCTCTTCACCAACTCCAACGCGGTATCACCGTCCGCGGTGTTTGGTGCCTCAAATTCATACTTAACACCCACTTCGTCCACCGATAGCCTCAACGTTCCCTCGCCCTTGTTACTTCTCGCCAATAGTTTCTCGCGGTTGTGGTACATGGTCATCTTGATGTCCCAACCGGCAATCTGCTCGGCGGTCACAGCGCCCGGCTCAATAATTTCCCTGTAATCGTCCCAATAGTCGCACAACATACGGCTCTCTACGCCGAACACAATGGCATATCCCTCAATCACGCGGCTCGCTACGTTGTTAGCCTCATCAACAACCTCGCGCAAACGTGGGGCATAATGCCCACCTACCGCCGTTCTTACCTCTCTCTTTTCCTCTTTCATATCGCCCAATTTTTAATTCTTAATTTTTAATTCTTCATCGCCTCCTCAATATCCTCCTTGTTTATGCCGGTCTTTTTACTAACAAACAGCGCCAACACCTTGCCGATATTCAAGTCTATGCCTTTTGGTTTCAAAATGTTCGCCAATATGCTCGCGCCCTCTACCGCGCAAATCAATAAGCACATCCACTTTTCCAATTGCTGCCCACTCTTGGCGGCCACGTCTATCATGCACACCATAACCACAAATGCAAAGTACGTCACCATCTTGCCCATCGTGGCACGTATCGCGCGGCTCACGCGCACCTCTTCCCCCATTAGCAACGATTTTCGCACACCGGCCACCAAATCGCACACAATCACCGCCGCCGTAACCAATAACCATGGTATCATATGCCCCATGCTCTCGGCCATCATCGCACCGGCTATGCTCGCAAAACCGGCCGTCGTTCCTTTCACTACACTATCGCTCAACATGTCAATTTACGATAAGGTTTAACCAACACATCAAACGCATAAGGCACAACATTCTGTCCCACACTCGCCACCGGCTCTCTATTCCGGTAACTATGGGCGGCCATCATCAGCACGGCCAATTTTAAGCGCGTAGGAAACCACTCACCCTCCGGCAACTCATCCGGCGCAATCTCGCCGGTCTGCTCTTCATATCCTATACGCCTCAACTCGTCCAACGACCTACGCGTGCCGCGTATCACTACATCCTCCGCCGCCTCGCCGTACAATTCAATCAACACATCCTCATCGTCAAAATCAACGCGCATCTGCGCTTTCAGCGTCTCAATATCAACAACTTTTAATGCCATTTTCTTATTTATATCGTTTCTAAATAACCAACGCAATCGCGTTTTGTATTACCCCATCCGCATGGCAACTCATAACTCAGCACTCAGCACTTATAACTCACAACTCACACCCCGATTTCACCAATCATTTTCTCTACTTTCGCCCCCAATCTCGCGCCCGCCGCGTTCATGGCCGCATCTGCCGACGTACCGAAAAACTCTTTTTTCCTTATCCGACCACGATTAGCGTTTTGATAGGTTTCCGCTTGGCGGAAATCGGTACCACTATTCACAAACCGCAAAATAAACGCTCTATCTTTCCCGATATACCCGCGGCGGCGCTTTGTCGCGTCGCTCACCTTTCTACGGCGCACAATACCGCTCCGGCCTCCTCTCTGCGGCTTATATACCGCCATTTTCTTCACTCGCTTACTTCCCAATATGTTCAGCATGGCGCCATTTCCATCTTTATAAACCACCATCTTCACACCTTGATACGCCCGTCGCGGGTCATTCGGCAACGCCGCCTTTGCCGCCGCCGTCACTTGTTTCCGCGCTTGCGCCACCTCCGTCCGCACCATCTTGCGCACATCCTTACGCTTAACTACTCCTTGCCACGCAAGTGCCTTGATATGCTCGGCCACCTTGCCATCTACATACATCGCCATATCTTAAAACTCATAATTGTTGTATAACCAAAACGTCATTAACCCACCAATCGCCGCATCTATCTTGCAATTTGCCATCCGTTTCAATGGTTTCTTATTCTCCATCTTGTCAACGTCCAAATAACAATTGCCAAAACAATACGGCCAAATCGGATTGTTATCCAATGCCACCCGCGGCGGATTGCTTTTGGCAGCCATCTCAAAGGTTTCCACCGGTGACGTAAACGAGGCGTAATTTTGCGGCACGGCTTTCAATATGTTTTCCGGCTTACCGCCCGCGCCACTTATCGCTGCGGCCAACAGATTAACGATTTCTTGGCTCTTATAGGCGTCATAACCTATCTGCAATATCTTCATCTGCTTATTTCGCGCCAATATATCCCTCACTATCATACGCCCATCTATCACAGCGCCCTCGCACACGTGCATCCAACCGGCGCTCACCCATATCCGGTATAACTCGCTATTCGGGTGATTGTTCAATGTCTCCTCCGGTATGTAGCAATCCAAATAAAGGTAGAACTTCTTATTAACCGGCGAATAAATGTTATACACTACTACCGAAAAGTCATCCGATACCGACAAGTCCAACGCCACCATCGCGCTCGGCCGGCCTTTCATCGCGTCCAAATCTATGTCGGTTTGCAGAGCTCTTGCCATGCTTGCCGGTATCCATGTTTTCGCGCCTTGGCTCACGAATATATTTAGCAACTTGGTCTTGAACTCAATCATACTTTCCGCGTCTCGCTGCGCTTTCTCCCATTGACGGGCGTAATAGGTTTCTTGCACCGTGATACCGATATGCGGATTGCACTTCCTCCACACGCTTTTCTTGCATATCTCGTCATCTACTTGCTCCCAATAATCGGGCATGAATAGGCTTGCAAACGTGCTATCGTCGCGCAACTCATCGCGCAATATCTTCTTGGCATTTTCCAAATCTACGGCAAACGGGCCATCGCTCACGCGGCTTGCCGTCGTTATGATTATCGTCAGCGGCTCGCGCCTTGTACCCATGGAACTATTAAGCACTTGTAGCAACTCGGCGCCAACGGAATGGTCTTTTACATACGACGCCTGTGCATACTCATCAAATATCACTAACGAGGCGGCCAAACCGTCCTTTGTGTCCGCGCCACCTGTCAAACACTCCACAAAACTTTCCTTGCCAAATTTATTCGGTTGTTTCCAATGCAATGTCTCGCGTGTCGGCTTGAAATACTTTTTCTTCATGTCCAACTGACGCACGATTTTGCTAATCTCCTCAAAACAAATCTTTGCTTGCTTGTAACTATTCGCCGCCGTATAGGCTTGGGCGTTGGTATCGCCAAACAATAACTCATGCACCGCCAACGACGCGGTACTCGTTGTTTTCGAGAATTTACGCGGCACGAACAATATGGCCTCACGACACAACCGGCGCAACTCATACACCACACCATCCTCCACTTTCTGTTTAACGCCTTTTTTCTGTTTGATTGTGTGCCCATGGCCCACCTCTTCCCATACGTAGAAACCCAAAATATTGGCGAATTGAAAATATTGTATCGGCGTCAGCCTATACGACCGGCGGCCATCCATGCCTCTAAACTTCAAACTTTCGTAAAACGCGGCAAATTTTTTCACCTTGCTCGGCAAAAACACGTATTCATCCATCAACCGAAAGAACTTAATCACGGCCAACACTTCATACAGATTATGCGCCTCCGGATTGTTACGCACCTCCGACACATAAGAATATAGACGCGGGTCAATACCTTGCAATTGGTACCGCTCCACGTCTATCGCCGCCAATCTCCTTGCAGCCTCATCCTTATACTCTCTCGTCGTAAAATCCA